ACGATCAGTTTTGGCACTACGATAACCGCCGCGTCTGCTGCCGTTATCGGCACGAATATGGAAATGTTGCCGAATACGATTGAGGTATTCACGCTTCCGGCGCAATTGGCCGTTTCCGTGATCGCCTCGGCTACCGGATCGACATTCCGTTGCACTGCGGGGGCTGGACAATGAACACGCACAAATCCGACAAACTCGGCAACTATCTAAGCGGCCTATTCGTCGCCGCCCTTCTAGTCGCTCTCTCCGTTATCGGCATTGCGCCGAATCAGGCGAACGGGGCGCTGCGGGCGGTGGCGGGCGGCTCTGGTACTGGATCAGTCCCTACCGCAACCTGCTCCACCGCTGGCGGCTTAATTTACTCCTCGGCGGGCGCGTTTACCTGCAATACGAACTTGGCGACGGATGGCAATGGGACGATTAGCTCGGGGGCGACGATTAGCTTTTCGTCGGGAGGCGCGAGTACGGCGGGGGCGACAATAGCAAATAATATTTTTACGCTACCGTCCGGTGCGGTAGGTGCTCCAAGCCTGTCTATTGGCGGCGCTTCTACGGGATTGTTTTCTGTAGCAGGAAATCAGGTAAGCCTTACTGCCGGGGGCGCCGAGTCCATTCGTTCGTCTGCGAGCACGATTACGCTATTTGGTAATGTTTCAATGTCTGGCGCGACAACTTTTACACCAGCGCAGATAAACGGTATTGTTGGGACAACTACCAACAACAACGCGCAGGCGGGATCATGGGGAGAGGAACGAGAATTCTCCGTTGCTTCTACCGGCGCAGTTGTCACCGCCAGCAGCAACACCCCGATTACGGTAGTCAGCACTGGTGCGACTGTCACGGCAGGCGATTACGATGTCCAGGGACTTACCTGTTATATCAGCGCCGCCTCTACCTCATTTACGGTCTACAAGCAGGGCATCAGTACGGCCACGAATACATTTGGCGCGCTCGGGACATACAGCACTGAGCAATTTGCGGCGATGGTCCCGCTCGCTACAACGACTAGCGAAAATTGCCGCCTGACGCCGACTGTACGGATCAGCCTATCCGGTACGTCCACAGTGTTCATGGTCGCAGCCCCTATCTTCACGGTGAGCGCCAATATCACAACTTACGGATTCATACGATTGCGACGCGTTAGATAGAAAATGCCCGGTAGCAGCCGGGCATTAGCGAAACAAAGACCAGTCCTTACAACCAGTCATTACCATTCTAGCATATGCCAAGGGGATAAATCATGCGGAAAGTTATTGCACTGGTGCTGTTATTTTTCACGGTTTCAGCAACGGCAGGAACGGCTACAATCAACACGGACGCGGCAACAGATGCACGGCTGCAAAACTGGTGCTTCGCTGTCGGGCCAGGATTGGGCGTGACAGTAGCAGCAACGAAGGGCACAGTAACGGCGGCTCAGGTGAAGCAATGCATTATCGCTTCCATTCAGTCGTCCATGTTTGGCGTAGAGAATGGACAGGCGCAGCAAGCGATAGTTGTTAGCCCTGTTTCGCAGATGAATTAAAAGGGCGCGCAAGCATAGCTTTTGCTCGCGCCCCCGGTTGGTAAGAACCGGGACAAAGGCCCCTGCTGGCAATGACAGCGGGATGATGTTGGCATAGTCCCTATTGAGTCGCAATAGCCTTTAGGGATTACACACATGGTTAGGACTTTCGTTTATGGTGCTAGTGATGCCTGAAATGACGCCGGAAGATGTAAAGGCGCAGATGAAGCTCGCCATCAAGGAATGGCTTAACGAAAAGTTTGCCGATCTAGGGAAATGGTCGCTTGGCGGGATCATGGTTGCCGGATTGGGCGGAATTGCCTATTTCATGATTTGGGTGAACGGATACCACAAGTGAACATTTCCGCCAAGGGTCTAGCATTCATCGGCAACCATGAAGGATTACGGCTAGAGGCATACCCTGATCCGGCTACCGGCGGAGCGCCTTGGACGGTCGGATACGGGCATACGGGACCGGAAGTGGTGCCAGGGTATACCGTGACCACGGAGAAGGCTCTAGAAGACCTACAAACCGATTCTGAATGGGCTGCAAGGGCGGTTACGCAGGAGGTTATGGTTCCATTGTCACAAAACCAGTTCGACGCTCTATGCTCGCTGGTTTACAACATCGGGGTACGGAATTTTCAGAATTCGACGCTTCTGCGACTGCTGAATGGCGGGCACTATGCGGACGCTGCTGCCCAATTTCTCGTTTGGGACATGGCAGCCGGAAAGCATATGGCCGGGCTTGCTGCTAGGCGCGCGGATGAAAAGGCTTTGTTTCTGACTCCGGAGGAATCATGACCGATCCAGTAACCGTAATTCCAGAGGATGACCCGCAACCCTCTCCCGGCCTGAAATTGTTCGTTTCAGACGTTCGCTACTGTTGGAAATGGCTATCGACTTGGCTTCTCGGCCTCGCAGCTATGGCCCCAATGGCTCTAGAATTCGTCCCGCAACTGAAAGATGTTTTATCTCCAAGAGCGGAGCATGGGCTATATTCCCTGCTTGCTCTCTTGGCTTTTATCGCCCGCATCACCAAACAACCCACGAAAGGTTAATCATGCAATTTCTCGCCATCCTGCAACTGTTTGCCCAGCTTTTCCCGATGATCCATTCGACCATCGTTGCGCTTGAGCCGTCATTTCCCCATGCCGCTCAAGGTGCTGCGAAAGCCGATGCCGTAGTGCAGCAAGTCGGCGCCGTGGTTACTGCCGCTGCTACTGCTGCCGGTGCGAATGCGCCGCCCGATGCCCACCTGCAAGCCGTACAAGCCGCTCTGCCTGCTCTGGTGAATACCGTTATCGCCATCAAGGCGGCGGCGGATTCGTTCAATTCGCAGCAGCAAGCAGCGTCGGGCGCGTAAGTCACTCATGACCCGGCACCAGATTAATTGGGAAATTAAATCTACGTGGCGGGTCAGGTTCTGGCGTTGGACGAATAATTTCGTCATACATTGTCGGAATCGCATTTATCAGTGCTTCATACATTCCATTCGCCGCCAATTTATTGCTATTTTTGAATAGCCTCTCCGGATCATGCTCAAGCAATAACTTTTGCGCCAGCATTTGATCTTCAATCGGCGTATCCGGCGTCTGCCCGCAGTAGCATTCACCCTTCGGCCCGGTAACATTAAAACTGCGCTTGCGGGTAATCTTGTACATTTTCCCATTGCAGGATTTAACGTGGAATTGCTGCGATTCTTTGTATTCGGCGCGCTGTGCTTTGTCTAGTTGATCTAGGAGGAGTTTTTCGGCCTTGGCTTTTGCTTCGGGGTTTTCAGATATGAAAGTACCCATCGGAGCAAGCATCGCCCAACCGAATAGCGTATCAATCCGAACTACATCCGCTGGATTTCCGTTGATTCCTAATAGTTCTCCTAGTCGTCCATTCGCTGCCTGACCTGCATTTTGATAAGCCGCATATGGATCGGCATTCTGTATCCCCTGCTGATTGGCGAGCGCCTGCCGCAGCCCTTGCTCATGCTCAACGGCTGCTTGAGCGGCTAATACAGCGCCCGTCCACACGAAGTCTTACCCCGCCACAATCGCCGGAATGAAAATGGCCTCCGCCTGGTCCTCGATTTCTCCGAAACTGCGGATCACCTTGTCGGGCGCACCGCCTGCCCGTTTGGTAAGGATGGCGGTTCCACCCTTCTGCGCCTTCTCAAATGCCGCCTGCGCCAGTTCGCGCGCCTCTGCGGTCACTTCCGAATCATCGAAGTCAATCTCGGTGTCGCCGGTCTTGTCCAAAATACGGATTTTCTTCACTTGTTTCTCCTGCGCATCAAAGGCTGCGCGTGCCTGAAATTATAACTTCCACCTAATCCCACACTTCCAGCACCGCATCACCGGCCTACCGTCAACGAATCTAGGCAGCATGCGCGGGCGATGTCCGAAGAAATAGCAGAGGATTCGGGCTAGCATGAGGGATTCCGTTTGCGTTCGCGGGCTTTGCGGCGGTCGCGCTTGCGGATGGGTTTATTAGTGTTCGACATATCGAACTTTTTCCATTTTGCGTGAGCCGTATATTGGTTTGATCGGCTCATCGTCGTCAAACATACCTGTCACTGCTGCATAGAATGAAAATACGCCAGCAAAGACCATCCCAAATCCTTTTGCTATTTCTAGCCAAAAAATTGCGTCTCCCATCTCACGCCCCATGCGGCCAGTAAGACAGCCAGAGGACGAAGCCGACGAATGCTAGGGCGGCGGCGATTTCCCAAGCTGCATCAATTAACTCGCGCCTGTTCTCATCTGCCCATGCATGCGGATTCTCGTCCTGAAAGTACGACTTGAACCAGTAGCGCCATTCGGAATCGGTTTTCATTTTAATCTTAGCCCTTTCACTCCAACTAAAATGCTCGGTGGAACAGGAATTAAAACTTCTGTCGGACGCCACATATGCAAGCAAAACTGGTGATTGTTAACGTAGTCAGTTTTGGCTGGGTGATACTGAATTACGGTATCGGTTTCATCCCAAAACAAATCTTTCACTTGACACATTTCATCCCAAGTCGGCGTGCGATCACTGCGGGAAACTGAAACATGCTCCCATCCGGCTCCGTCGCTTGCAATGACGCGCACAAGTTGCTTGTGACGCAGAGTTGGCATAAATGCACCGTTATTGCCGTCCGCCTCCGTTGATGCAAAAGCACCATCACGAATGCGAAATTGATTAGGTACGCGCATCATTCCGCTAACTCCCTTTCAGTCTCCCGCTCCTCGGATTCGGCGGGAGGGTCGATGCGCTTAATAATTTCCAATGGCGCGGCCATGTTGAACTTTGGGGCTAGCGCATATACCGTGGAAGCGGGCCAAACTCTGGGGCAATCACATTTAATTGGAATACCAGAATCAATCGCTTCAACAATAAAAGGAATGCCGAATTCTTTCGGACGCGTTCCGCAGCAAGGAAACGGTTTATAAATCACCGCCCAACACCCCACTTCGATTTTCCCGTTCATACCCCCTCCTCTGGCTTGCGCGATTCGACTAGCGAGCGCTGCCACAAAAGTAACGATTCGATGGCGAGCGTTGCGTGATGCATGGCTACGCGCGGCTCGTTGTGCATTTCGCTCTGTTCGCTCGCTTTGACGTGCTGGGCGGCTTTCAGGATGTGTTCGACGTTAGGGCGCGGCATTGGTCAATTCCTTTTTCCGCGCAACGATCAGCTTTTTGTGCTGTTCGCGTAGAGTGGCGCTCATCCTCGTATCAACCAGAATGCGCAGTTCGTCAACGCTCTGGCAACCGAGAATTTCAGTCGGCCAGTCCGTATTCGGATCAATCGGCGGCGCGACTTCCAGGGGGCGCACGGTGAACGGTTTGCGCGAGCCCTTAGTGGCCGTCAGCGCCATTGTCAGCAGCCCCTCAATGTCCGTCATGTGGCTGATCCGCAAGCCGCCGACTTCCATTCCGCCCCATTTTACGGACGGATCGCGGTAAAGCGTGAGACTGCGGCCCACGTACTGTTTCGCATCCGGACCCCATGCAGTCACCAGCACACGCGACATGCTCTTACAGGGCTTATATGGCTTTCCTGCGTCGTTTTCGTAGTGGATTGATACCGGCTGCTCCTGTCCGCTGCGAATGATCACATCGCTGATTTTGATGGTGATAGGGCCGGTGATGCAGTCGTCGGCGTTGAGTTGATCGGACTTCGGGATGATGGCTGCGGTCATATCGGTCATTTTTCAATCCCCGTCCATTCTGAGCAAGTCCCCATTTTTTTGATTGCAAATCCTCCAATACCGCAACGCTGATTTACATCTTGAAAATAGGGCTGAATGTTGCTGTGCGGAAATTTTTTCGCTGATTCTTCATTTGTATCAACGCGGTCAAATTTTCTATTTGCGCAGTTTCCGCATAGATTCGGAATAGCTTTAGGCGTGTATTGCTGACGTTCTTTTGCTTCGGTTTGCTTGCTCACGTGTACATCTCCTGTTCAATCCTGCGCTCAGTCGGGATACTACCCTTGATATTTTCCAGATACTTTTCCATGTTTTTTGCAAGCCGCTCCTCAAATGCTGTAGCTGCCGTGATGATTGCCTCCTGATATTCCGGTATCGGACGCACGCGGGTAACGAACATGGGCAGGCCACCGGAATAACTGATGAAGTCGATCCATTCCCGCTCGCTTACAAGCAAGCCGGTTTGCAACTGGATAACGAACGCTGCCGCCGCGCTTCCCTCGCAAAAAGTCTGTACCTGAAACTTTTGCCGCCTGGATTTGCACTCAATCAGCCCATCATCGCCGACAAGCGCATCGGGTGAATAGCCGAGCGTGAATCCCCATTTGTCATTCGTGATGAATCCGACCTCCTGCACTGGCGCGTAGTTTTTTGCGTACAGATCGCGCGCCAGTATTTCATCGTCGATTCCCCTAAGCATCTCGTCGCCAATATAACGCGGCTCGACGTACTTAGTCACGCGTTGGGCAAGCAATTCGTACAGATGCGTGCGCTCTTTTTCGTTACTGGCGGCTTTGAGTGTTGGAGTGATGATTAAGCCCATCTCGGACGCCGTAAGCATGCCGCAGCGTGCATCTAGCCATTCCTGAGAGCCTTGGATCAACTCCTTGTGATACGTGACAGTCATGCTATTCCTTGTAAGGTTGGAGCCATCCAGCGGTTATCAGGATTGACAGCGGCGCTCGACAGTGCGCCCGGCTCCGTTGATCTTGCCCGGAAGCGGCTGCGGGTTAGGCTTCGTACGGAGTGGCTGCACCGTATCTGCCAGTTTCAGGACCGCCGTGCGCGTCGATGAATTCACGCACTAATTGAACAGGGATGTATCCGTAAACATCGCTTGGGAATCCGCCATCACCATATTCGCGCCAAGTTTCCGGCGGCGTAAATGGCTGGTCTTGCTTGTCCTGAATGAATCCGACTTCTACGGCATGGTATGGCCCTGTATCGGAGCGCGGGCTGCAATAGTGCGACTTGCCAGCCTGCACGCTCAAATGCACGCCATCCTTGCACACCACTTCGTTCCAGAGTTCACGCATTTTCTTCTCCTAGTAATAACAATCCGAAATTAATCCCTTGCGATGCGTGTAGCCGTTGGCATGTTTTTCTTCGTGCCTCAACGTGCATTGCGTTTTCCATTCAGGCATTCCAGCTTTGATGTAAATGCGCGCCGTCTTAAGCGAAGGATTGCGCACCGTGCAGCCATCCGCAGGCTCGCCGCACATGACGCCAGGATCGGCCACGTATTGCACCGATACGACTGGATATGGATCATAACTATTCTGCCAATAGTCAGCAGGCACACTTGCACACCCCGCCGCACACGCCATCACCACCGCAGCCAGCACTAGGGCGATTTGGCAGAGGCTTGGGCAGGGGGGAATCCACTTGTTAGGCTGTCCCTGCCATAGTCCGTCTTTGAAGGCTTGTATGCGGTTCACAAATCCCCCGTTTCAGCCATCGCGGCGGCGAAGCAGAGGGCAATTACCCGCCCTTTTTTACCCCAATGCTTGTGGGCATCATCGGCATCCAGAATCCAGCCCCAAGATTGTTCTTGGCTGGCAAACCTCTCGCTATAAACTTTTCTTTCCAGCCATGTATCTCTACTGCAACAAACATTGCTAACCGCGCAACAGGAAAATTCCTCCTCTTTTCGGTCGATTGCTTCCGCCGCCCTCCGATAAATCTCCGCTCTGCTCATACCGACCTCCGCACCGGCAGCGGCCCACCTTCCGGTAGCGCATCAATCCGCGCCTCATCTTCGCAGCCTTCGCGGCACTCTTGCAGGTAGGGCGCGCACTCGCCCCGATCCGCCAGTTCCAGCGCCTTGAGGATCAGCACAACGTCTGCCGGTTCGAGATTGCGCAGGGCGGAGATTTGTTCCGCGATCCGCTCGACTTTCAGGATATTGCGCACGTCTGCGGCGACTTGGGCGAACTTGTCGAGCGTCGGGGTGCGCAGATCGCCCAATGCTTGAGTGTGGAAAATGGCGGGAACGTGGGGCTTCGGCAGGCAGTTCATTTGAGCGACTCCTTGCAAGCTTCCAAAGATGAAAACTTGTCGCCGCCATTCTTGCTTCCTTTGGGGAAAAAAACATACTCGGGAAAATTCAGCCCCTTAGTGCGGCGGATCGTGCCGACCGGCTTTTTGTCCAGATACACCGAAATATTTCCCGGTGCTTTCGTTTCGTAGGTCAGTTTGCTCATGATGATTTCCTTTTGGCGCGGGGTTAACGTGAGGTGATTATGGGCGCGACTAAATCCATTGTCAATACACTTGTGGTAAAAAGTTACAAATATTGTTGTTGACAGGCTAATACGTTTGTGGTTAGACTTGGCACATGACTATATCCCCCATGACAGCCCTTAAGCGTGCCATTACCCATTGCGGAGGGCAATCGGCCCTTGCAATGGCTATTGGCGTAACTCAATCGCATGTCTGGAACTGGCTAAATCGCCAGAATATTCCAGCGGAGCATTGCCCGGCAATCGAGAGAGCGACGGAGCGGGCGATTACATGCGAGCAACTCCGGCCAGATGTCGATTGGGCCTATCTACGGGCAATCTGTAATGAACGTGAGGAGAAAGCCAAATGAAAATCCCCACTCTGCAAGACGTTGATCCTTTTCCCGCTATGCGCCTGGTGCGCGTAGAAAAAACAGAGCGCGAGTTGATCCAAGAGGCATTGGATGAGCCGCATAACGGGGAGGTATTCGACAACGCCGAAGACCTCATCAAGGCACTGGATGCCATAGAACCCACTCCGCAACCAGAACCGCAGGCGCAAGAGCAGCGCCTGCTAGTGCCAGGGCAGAAAGTGATCTGCGGATTCGCGGATAACTGCAATGTGCTGGCGGAATTTGTTGAATACGCCGGAGCATGGATCAAGGTCATTCTTATTGGAGGTGGTGAACTAAACGCCGGGAAGCATGCAATGTTCCCTTGCTGGCGCATGCCGACCGAAGCCGAACTCGCCGAGCACACTCCCCAGCACGCCGAGCAGTCGGAGGGCGGGTGGGTGAAGCATGACGGTGGCGAATGTCCGGTTGAGGAAGGAACCATCGTTCAACTTCGCATCGTCCGGGATGACGGCTCTAACTTTGAAGAAACCGAGGCGAAAGAGGCGCGGCTAGATTGGCGCTGGGAACGTGGCGGCCCGCGCGCACGAAACATCATCGCCTACCGCCTCGTGGAGCCTAAATGACCGCCGACCTTGACGAACCGATCCTGCCGGACGATTACCCGATCTACGGCAACTTCAATTACCTAGCCGATGGCAAGCTCATCGTAAGCGACTGGCACGGCATCACTGCGCGCGAGTTCAAGGCCCGCGAAGGCATCAAGGAACTGCGCCGATACGATGGGCCAGGACGCGAAATGGCGCTCCGAAAAGAGATGGAAAGCCACCGCACAAACATAGGGGAATAGCCTAAATGACCGCCGATGAAAAAGAGTTGAGATGAAAAAATGTACCAAATGCAAAGAGTTTAAGGACGAATCCGCGTTCAACAAAGATAGAACGCGGAAGGATGGACTACAGGCTACTTGCACAGAATGCCGAATTAACGCTCAACGTGAAAGTGCGAGCGCCCTTAAGAATTACAGGAAATATAGAGCTACAGCGAAATGGAAAGCTGTTATGAAAAGAGCCTTTGCAAAACGCCTAAAAACTCGCCCGGAAAGAGTGAGGGCAGCGCAAAAATTAAGCAATGCCGTGAAAAACGGAAAGGTAATCAAACAGCCCTGTTTTGTTTGTGGGGAAGAAAAAACAGAAGGGCATCATCCCTGCTATTCGTTACCGCTCGATGTAGTTTGGCTTTGCAAATCCCATCATCAACAATTGCACCGTGAAGCGAGGAAATTTATTTCATGACCAAAGCAGACGGAAAGACGCCTATGTGCGGCGCTACGGAATTGACGATTCACCATACCGCATACGAGTGGGACTTGGCGGGCTACGGCTTATTCGAGCGGACTGCGATTGCCAACCTGCGCGCCCAACTCACCGCCGCCCGCACTGAGCTTGCGGTGGCGAAGGTGGATGCGGAGAGGTATAGGCATATCCGCAAGACTGCAATTGCGCACTGGTCTACTTATCGCGGCAAAGTCCAGGTTAGCAAGTATGTTTCGCTTGGCATGGAGGTGGACGAGCGATTCAGTGATAAGGATGACATCGGCAATGCCGGTGATCGTCTTGACGCCGCTATCGACGCCGCCCGAAAGGCCCAACATGACTGACCCGAGGAGAGAGTTCGAAGCGATTCTGCGCGGCCTGACGCTCAAGTTAGCGTCTGAGCGCGACCCGGAAGTGCGTGCCGCAATCATGCGCGATCTTGAGCGTGAAATCGCGCGCACCTGGCTCGCCGCCACCGACGCTGCGGTGAGGGAGTGCGCTGAACTGACGCATCTGCATTTCAAGGTTGGCGAAGATACCGAGGCGTCCGATCTCATTAAGGACGCCTTCCCGCAATCATTCAAGGATAAATAAATGAGCATACCTATCGCATTAGGAAGGTTTCTTGTTTTTCTTTCGGCAATGGTTATTTGCGCAATGACCATCAAATTAGGTCTATTCATGTTTATAAATACGGCTGAGCATGGCGATACGATGGTTGGTTATCAATTGCTTGCCGCGATTCATGCCTTCGCTTTTGGATTTCTTGGTCTTGCGCTTATATGTAATTTTAAGGACGACCCGTCATGAATGAACCACAGAAGCTTTTGGCGGCACAGGCCGATGCCATGGAAGCGTTCCGCGATGCCGTACTAGAGCAACGTGGCGCATTGTCGGAAAGCGGAATGACCGGCGATCAGATCAATGCAGTGTTGGCCGAGTTTGATCCATGCTTCAACCCGTCCGCACTTCGACTCGCCGCCCAGCAGCCGCAAGGTGAGGGGGGCTTCGATGCGTGGTACGCCAAGGTGAAAACTTGCTTCACTGAGTATGTGTGCAAGAAACTTGACTATGCCAACATGCTGCAAGCTGGCGATCTAAGCCCGAGCGGCTATGCGGAACGGCTGCAAGGACTTTATACGCGAGAACGCGAGATTACAACTTTGCTTGCTGCTTGCCCGCTCGCCGCCCCGCACTCCCATCCCGGCGACTGGCAGTTGGTGCCGAGAGAGGCAACTGACCACATGCGAGGTAAACTATTCGCTACGTTTACCGGCTTCATTTCAAACCGCACGCCACTTACTGGCGACCAGATGACCGACGCACTCAATCTGGTATGGCGCGACCTTCTTGCCGCCGCTCCCAAAGCCCCGGCGGCGGGGAAGAAATGGCGGCACAAGAAGCGCGGAACTACTTATACCGAAATTGGGCGCGGCAAGTTGCAATCCACCGGGCATATGGATATGCGCGATTGCGTGATCTATCAGGGCGAAGATGGCGCGTTTTGGATTCGGCCTACTGACGAGTTTGAAGATGGCCGCTTCGAACCACTCCCACGCGCACCGAAGGACTGACGCCATGAGCGAATTGAGCAAAGAGCGCATCGAAACACTTCGCAATGTATGGAGCGCATGGCCTGAGCTGGTTACGCTCGCAGACATGGCCCTGCAATCTCTCCAGCAGGAAGAGGCTATGGAAGATTTATCGACACATCGGCAGGCGTGGTGCGATGCTTTGACCGCTTGCCTAATGCGCGCGGCCCAACAAAGCCTAGACGGGGCTGATGGCGATGATAAGGCATATTGGGAGCATGAGTTACGCGCTTTCAATCGCACTTTCGACGCGCTGCTAGAGGGGAAGTGATGGAAAAGTTTGCGAAGATGTTTTTAATATCGCTTGTCGTGATATTTGTTTTAGCGATTTGCATTTATCCGGCGTTTTCTGACGGAGTATTTGAAAAGTACATGAAAGCCTGTCAAGAGAGTGGCAAGCGCTACGATCAATGCTATGACCAATGGTGGGGAAGGAAATGAAACCGACTAGAGGCCGCACTTCCCACGCCGACAAACTCCGCTCAAACGCTAGGTCTGAGGCGTTGTATGCGGCTATGCGAGGCGTTCCGGTGCGCAGTGATATGCCAGCGCCACCCGAGCGCCAGGAACGCGCTAAACGGGCTGTAAATCCATCCGGGGAGCCATTAGAGGGCGATATCCAGCGCGCCATCATCAAATACCTAGCCGTTCACCCTAAAGTGGCCTTTGTCGGGCGGTTCAATTCCGGGGTAGCTGTGGCGACTGACGCATACGGAAATACCCGGTACACGCGCTATAACACCATCAAGGGATTTCCTGACATACACTTCTTGCTCAAGGGCGGGAAAGCTGGCTACTGCGAAGTAAAACGTCCGGGCGGCAAACTGACTCCGGATCAGGAACTATTCCTGTCGGCTGCGTCGGCTGCTGGGGCGCTGGCATTTATGGCAACTTCCGTGATGGATGTAGAGGAGCGTTTAAAATGAAATGGAAACCCAGCCCCGCCGACCTGTCTGCATTTGAATCCGTTTGCTCGCATTACAAGTTGGAGGAGTATGCGATAGTCATTGCGTTGATCGGTGCGCTACAAACAGGGAAACGGGCTTTCGTGATTTATCGGATGATTGCGGGGTCGCTGTGAATCCAGTAATCATAGGCGACGCCATGCTATACCTTGGGAATTGCCGTGAAATTCTCCCGGCGCTGCCCAAGGTGGACGCGGTGATTACTGATCCGCCTTATGGGGCCAGAACGCATGCAGGGGCCAGAACAGGAACGGATGGGGATAAGGTACTAATAGACTTTGCAAGCCTCCCAGACGCAGATTTTATGCCTTTGTGTGAGCAGTTGGTCGAAAAGGCCAATAGGTGTGTGGTTATGTCCTGCGAATGGCGGCATGCTGCGCAATTAGACGAACATGAATTTCTAGTGCGTCTTGGCGTTTGGATCAAGCCGAACGGCGCACCACAGTTTACGGGCGATAGGCCCGGCACAGGATGGGAGGCGATTGCTTGCCTACATCGGTCTGGCGCTAAGCGATGGAATGGCGGCGGCCATCATGCTGTTTGGACGTTTCCCAAGGTTGATGGTGACCATCCTACCGGAAAACCGCCCGCACTTTTGCGCAAATGGGTTGATCAATTCACCGACAAGGGCGAAACCATCCTCGACCCCTTCATGGGCAGCGGCACCACTGGTGTAGCGGCCATGCAACTCGGCCGCAAGTTTATCGGCATCGAGTTAGAGCCAAAGTATTTCGACATAGCCTGCGAGCGCATAGAAAACGCACAGCGTCAGCAATCGCTATTTGAGCCGCCGAAACCCAAGCCGGTACAGGGATCGCTTGCAGATGCTTTCGACCAAGTGCAGCGGGACGAATTCATGGGTGCGCAGAAATGACCCGCGCCAAGCCCTCCGGATTCATGCCGAACCAGGCGGCACACTTGCTCGTGAAATCCGTCTCCGAACGAGCCGCCCGCAACGTGCATGTGAGCGTGAAACTTGGCGTGACGCCGGAATCAGAGCGCCGACTAGCCGAACTACGCCTTACATTCGCTCGCCTAGACGCTTTCCACGCCCTGCTCGACAAGGCTGGGGAGATGATGGGGGAGGGTTAGCGTTTTACCGCTTGGGCAAATTTCCCGCCCTCTGGAAAATTTCGTAGTCCTGGCAAATCTTTGATGTATTTGTAATCGCCGTCAATCCGCAAATTTTTCCCGGTCACTTCTTCTAGAATACCGCTGCGCAGAAATACATAGCGATTGCTTGCGTCATCCCAATACAACGTTTGACCGATATACTTTTTTGCCTCGGTCGCTGTTGATACGTACTCATTCACGCTCACTCCCGCCCTTGGTTGGTTGTCTGCCCAAGCGCCGGCGAGTTTCGGCATGGAGCCGCTATTCTGCGTGGATTCTTACCGGGCCTGCACCAGAAAGCACCGCGCAAAGTGAATGCAACAATCTTGCGCTTATCGACTATTTCTAGGTAGCAAATGTTCGGCGGCGCTTTCGCGTATAGCACGAGACCGGATCGTTTCAACATTTCGCTCATTCCCCCTCCTCCCGTTAAGCGTGGCTAGGCTTGTCATCGAGAAGAATGGGTGCGCTCAATGACTCAAGTCCAGCGCGCATCACTGCGTTCTGAATGTATGCATTGACCTCAATCTTTGCGTGTTCCGTCACGTTCTCGATATGCTCCGAAAATTGATCCGCAGTAAATTTCAGCGATGATCCGAAACCGCGCTCTGTCAGTTCCAATTGCCAAAGCAATGTCTTGCGCTGTTTTTCGGATACTTTCAATGCTTCGATTTCGGCGCGCAACGTTTCAAGAGACTTCAATGCCGATTGCAGAGTTTCGTTTGCCTCATGGTTGATTTGTGCTTGGCGTGACTTTGGAGCGGGAATTCCAGGAATGCCGACGCGGTTGATATGCTCAATCGTGCATTGCGCGCCTGATCCGCTATTTGGCGTAGATACGAATTGCGCCCATTGCGCTTCCGACAATGCAACTTCAATTACTTCCTCGCGGCTAAACGGCCAATCGCGCGACAACGAACGATGCAATTGGCTACGGCTGATTCGCACGGTCATGTAATGCTGGTGCGCAAAGTCAGACCCATACAAGTATGCATGGCCCGATACGCGACTTGCGGCGATCTGACCATATGCCGGATGATCCTCGCGCGTGCCGCCCATTGGCGAACTATCCTCCGTTACTACTGGTTCCTGCACATCTCTTGCCATCCTCTCTCCTCTCTCGCGCCCGTGCGCGCTGGGTTGGTACTTACTGCAACTTAAGATACTTAAGACTATTATCCTTGCGCTCTGGATAATCACGATTGATTACCGCCTGTTGTTGCGCCGAAAGTCCTACTGCGCAATTGCAGCCGCATACCGGGCACTTTACGGCGATGGTGTCGGGATAGCCAAGACAGTAACTGACAGTCGCATCGCTCGCATGAAAACGAATTTTGCTATCGCAACCAGAGCATGTTCGTTCAAAATTCAAATTTGCGACCGCTTCCTTTCGATCTAATATTTCTATCGCCATGCTATCTCCTTCATTGAGCGCCCGTGCGCTTTGGGTTAGGGCGCTGTGTGAGCCGCCCGGTTCTTTACTCGGTAGCCGGATAAATCTTCGGCTCTTGCTTCATCGTCTGCAATTCGCAGGCATATTGCCCATTGCCGCGCGTGTAGCCCTGCTCTTTCAATATTTGAACGTCGCTCGGCGCGCTGATGATTTCCGCCTGCATTTCATGCGTGTAGCCGCCTTGCAAGTCGTTAGTCAGCATGTTGTGTGCGCGCTCTGCCGTAAGGTTAAAACCATCGGCAACCCATGAATGATGAACGCGCATTTTGACGGTCCATTCAAAAAACTTCTCACCGTCGATTTCAACAATGTTGCGGGTATTGCTGCGATTCGGATGATTCGTCATTCTTCTCTCCATGCCCCTGGATCGCCGAGGCGCGCGTGGTGCGAATGCTGTTGGAAGTGGGCACCATTTCTGGCGTTTGCCGAATGGTCCTACCCACTCGGTAACGATCCGCCGCAGTAGGGGAATCGAACCCCATCCCATCGGCAACGCGCGACCTCCGCGCCCCACATCCAACAACACTACCGTAGTGAATGCAAGCGCTCCCCACACTAGACGATGGTTTATTGCTCAGGGGCCTGCCTCGAATCGTCACTTGCATCACTACGCCCCAAGTATTGCAGAGGGCGGGGAGCGTGTCAAGAAATAGTTGCGTATTCAAACCAAATAAGTATAATGATGGCTCAAGGAGGAATTGATAATGCTTTTAGAACCTGATTCTCCCGCATTTCCTGTTGATCCAAAGTTTTTTGGGGATGGGGATACGCTTGATCCGTACCATGAAGGATTGTCAAAATATGAATACGTTGTCATAAGAATGGCGGCGGCGATAATTTCCGCCTGCGGAGACTCGAGCGGTAGGGTTGATTTTGACGCTGAGCGTGTTGTCAAAAATGCCGTAAAAATGGCTGATGCGATGGTGGACTACACCTAATGCTCACCGTGAAGCAAGCGGCAAAGAAACTTAAATTTTCAGAGCAATATGTTTGCCGCCTGATTGGGCAGGGCCGCATGTTTGCAATCAAGCATGGCCGCGCCTGGATTCTCCAGTCCCTAGAGGTACGCCCCGCTGCTCGAGGCCGGGGCCGTCCCGCCCAACCTAAGAAATGACAGACATGCAAGAACCGCCGCCGGGACACCCGGCGTTAGACGAAGTGCCGTCTGATGACACAGGCATACAAATTGCTGTTAACTGGCGCTCTGTGCTCGAGTACAGCGGGAAAAGCCCATTATGCAATCTGGATAATGTGGTGCGTGTACTTGAGAATGATCCGGAATTCGTAGGTAAGATTTGGTATGACGAATTTGTGGATTCAATCATTACTACATGGCACGGCGATGCCCGCAAATGGATTGATGTAGACGATACCAATCTACAACTTTACATGCAGCGCTCTATTGGCTTGTCCAAAGTAACAGAGCAAATGGCACATGCAGCCGTTAAATTAGCCGCTTTCCGGAACATAAAAAACGAGTGCAAAGAGTATTTATGCTCTCGAGTTTGGGACACGCAGCAGCGTCTTAATTACGTCATGGCGGAGGCGTTTGGGGCCGATCCCTGCACCTATAGCTCCGATGTTGGCCGCTGTTGGTTCATCAGCATGGTTGCTCGAGTTCTCAATCCTGGTTGCAAGGTGGATACCGTGCCAGTACTCGAGGGTAAGCAGGGTAAGGGCAAGTCTACCGCTCTAGGAATCATTGGCGGGAAATGGTTCACAGAATGCCATGAGAGCGTACTTACAAAGGACTTCTACGGCGTTTTGGACGGCTACATGCTGGTCGAAATATCCGAAATGCACAGTTTCAAGAAGGCCGAAGTAGATCGGGTAAAGGGCATTATTTCCTGCCGCGTTGACCGCTACCGCAGTTCTTATGGCAGGAACACGCAGGATCATCCTCGCAAGACCGTGCTGGCTTGCACTACAAATCGGGATGATTGGCAGAACGATGACACGGGCGCACGCCGGTTTTGGCCGATTCTATGCAAAGACATCAATCTCGAGTGGCTTGAGAATAACCGCGACCAGTTATTTGCCGAGGCTGTTCACCTGTACAAACTCGGCGTTTGCTGGTGGGATGTGAATACTGAGGATCAGGAACGGGAAACCAATGCACGCCGCGATGTTGATTCATGGGAGCCGCTGATCAATGATTGGCTGACTGCTCGAGGCCGGGATAAAGTGACTATTACCGAAGTGCTAAAAGAGTGTCTCCAGATTGAGATTGGACAGCACGATCAAAGGTTACAAAAGCGGGTTGGACGGGCACTGAGGGCACTTGGATGGGATAAGGGCACCGTTCGTATAGAAGGAATTCCTACTAAAGGATGGATGAAACAGGTTCTATAGGTTACAAGTAACTCATCGGAAAACTCGCCTCTTAGAGTATAGTAACCTATGTAACCTATGTAACCCGTATATTATATACACACAGTATTAGACGCTATTAGCATGCTGTATATAGAGTTTTGCCAGAATCGGGGTTACGACGGTACACAGGTTACATTTAGGACAATGGCATGCATGACGGGTCAAAAGTGTTGCATGTTTTGGAGACTTGGCAAAATGGGCTAAGTGTGCGCCTGATTGCGGATGCTTTGGACTGGCGTAGCGCGACGTCGAAAACGCTCGACACCCGCCGCGTCCACCGCGCCCTGATCGCCCTGGCAGTGGACGGGCTGGTGGTGCAGGTGGACAAGAGGTGGCGGGTTAATCGGAAGACTGTTGATAAATCAGGAGGTTAGGATGGATATTTACATAGACTGCGAGTGGAATAGTTTTGGCGGCGATCTGATTTCAATGGCACTTGTGGCGGACGATGGGCGCGAGTTTTATCAGGTGCTGCCTTGCGATAACCCTGATCCTTGGGTGATAGAGCATGTAATCCCGGTGCTTAATCAGCGCGCTACAACGCTGGAGGCCATGCGGACCTACCTGCAATGGTTTCTGATGGGATTTGACTCGATCCACATCATTGCGGACTGGCCGGAGGATATCGAGCGATTCTGCGCCATGCTGATTACCGGTCCTGGCATGCGCCTGAATACGCCGCCGCTAACGATGGAAGTGCTACGGGTTGATAGCGTTTCGCTGTTGCCGCACAATGCTCTTGAAGATGCTCGCGCGTTGCGCTTCCACTGCCTAGCCAACCGCAGCTTAAGCAAGGAGGGGTGATTATGGGGTGGTCTATCGGGTGGGATGAAAAGTGGAAGAGGGACATTGGCTACGGCGTGCCAGCGATATGCGATCAGCCTGGGTGTGACGTTGAGATTGATCGCGGGCTTGCCTACGTGTGCGGCGGTGAGGCATATGGCGGGGATCGAGGATGTGGATTGTTTTTCTGTGGCGACCATCGGCGCATGTACGACAGGCTGCCCGAGCTTTGCGACCGCTGCGCACCACGGCTCAAGACGCCATATCAGCCAAAGGCCGACTCGCTCAAATGGCTATTCTTCAAGATGACGGACGAATCATGGGCTGACTGGCGTAAGGAAAACGGATTGACTATCGAGGAGATATGCTAAATGGGCTTTAACAACAGCACTTACAGCCGCACCCGCATCGGCAGCACTCCGCCAACCCCAAGCCTGGATACAGCCGACCTAAAACGCCTCCCCTTCCGCCCCTACGTGCCAGCGCCTAGCGTGATCGTGCATCGGGTCGAGGCAGAGTTTTGGCGAAGCGTGCCGAGTTTGATGGATAAATCGAGGAGCGAGCGATGAGCGCTGATCGAATAGAGATTTTGACAAAGACGGAGTTAGATGCATTGGGTAAACTTACAGTAGAATTGATCCGTCTGCGCCAAAATGAAGTGAAGCATTTGTGCGTCGAGAATATCGCACCCCAGCTATACGCGGACTTGTGCGTTGCATATTTACAAGCTGTTCAAGTACCTTCCCCGGAAATAAAAATAGAGATTGCGGAGCGCGCCAAATGACCCCGGAACTCAGGAGAATGGCGGAGGAGGCGGGATTCACGATTGAGAATTCGTGGGGCTATGCGTGTGGCGGAACTGCCACGCTCGAAGCCTTCGCCCGCCTGGTCGCCGCTGACTGCGCGAAGATGTGCGATTCGGTCAGTCGCAAGGCTGCTAGTGACGCCGGTAGGTCATTGGCCCGTGAATGTAGGGACGCCATCCGCGCCCACTACAAAGCTCCTTGACTCGGGCGCGCGGGGTGATTAGACTTGCGCGTGTTGGCTGGCTGCGCAAGGTAGCGCGAGGGATTCAGCGGGTTTGCTGGTGGCTTTGCCGTTCGACTCGGCATTGCGATCCTATACCGATGCCAGCCAACAACCTTTAGGGGAGCGCATGTCCGACCTAAACAAACTCTCAATCTGGCTAAGCGTCCTCGCCACCGTAACTAACCTGGCGACGCTGGCTTATTGGTGGTTTCAGGCGTAATGAGATTTGATAAGGCTTATCTGCGCTGGTACTTGTCCGGATGCTTACTGGCGTTTGGGTGGTATAGCGATATCGAGATTTACGAGGCTATTGGTTCGCCTCCCGACAAAGAATGACCCTTCCATGCTACGGCCTAGTAGCATGGGCCGCTGCTTCACAGGCGAATATGAGCGCAGACGGCACCGCACCTGACGATAAGCTAGTAGCCCCAATCGGCCCGCATCCCGCCGTCATACTCGCCGCTATCCTCAAGGCGTTAGGCGATCCCATAGTCATCAGCGACAAGGCGTATGAGCAGCGCCTGCGACTCATGGCCCTGCATGCCGAACTCGCGCAATACGGCATTCCGCACGAAGCCGTGAGCAACGCGGGCGAAATCTACATGTACTGCACCTACACCGACGCGCCCGACAAGCACGCCATCAAGCGCACGGTGAACAAGTGGTTTCGGGATATGGCAATCGCCAGCATGGACACGCCGGAGTGCGAGCGCAAGGCTGAACCGAAAGCGCGCCCGAAAATCCTTGTCCCGCTCGAATGGTTCTCTACGAATCACAGCATGTTTCGCTGCTATGCGCCCATGCTTAAGCAGTTACGCACACGCTTTGAACTGGTCGGCATGTACGGCGGCGACGCGAGCGATAATCTAGCGATTGAGGTATTCGAGCGCATCCTGCACATCCCGCAGGATGAATTGGAGTTCGCCGACATATCCGCGATGATCTTGGCAGAGTCGCCGGATATCATTTTTTACCCGAGCATCGGTATGGCATCGTGGACGATTACGCTGTCTACGCTGCGACTCGCACCGATCCAGATCATGTGTCCCGGTCATCCGGCCTCCTCGCAGTCGCCATGCATTGATTACCTGCTGACTGAGGAATCGCTCATTGGCGACCGCGCAATGTATTCCGAAAAGGTTGTCGCGCTGCCGGATGGGAGCGTTACGTCGATTAGGCGCAATGACGGCATACCGCCAGCGCATCAGCCAGTGAAAAACCGCGTGGCAATTCCAGCCATCGCTGCCAAGCTGATTCCGCCGTTCATGCGTGCCCTACAACAGATCGCCGAACGCTGGCCCGATGTGGAATTCGTATTCTTCCCGAACCAGCAGGGATTGCAGCATGCGATGGTCGATTACGAGATTCGGAAGTGGTTTCCGCGCGCTACGGTACATCCGCAGACGGATTACCAGACCTACCTTGACCGCTTGGCAACCTGTACGCTCGCGCTCGATACGTTCCCATTCGGCGGCACGAACAGCGTGCAAGATTGCTTTTTATGCGGCGTGCCGACTGTTACGCTTGAGGGGAATGAAACAGCCGGGAGAATCGCTGCCATGCGTATCCGGCGCTTCGGCATGCCAGAAGAATTCCTGATCGCGCAGACGGTGAGCGAATACGTCGAAAACGTGGTTACGCTGCTCAAGCACCCGCACTGGATGCCGGAAATGCCGAGCGCGAAACAGATGCAGGCGGAGTTTTTCGGGGAAAGACAGGACGCGATTGCGGATGTGGTTTGGGGGATTTATGAGACTGAATGCGCTCACTAACGCCATCGGCCTAATCTACGGCCTAGAAAGTCAGGACACACACTGCGCCTGGAATATGTGGTGCGTGAATGGCAGATATGAGTTGGTGCCATGCTGATGCGACCGAATCCGCGTAAGGTAAGCAACATAAAATACTTTTTGGCTATGCAGAGGTATCGTAAGATTCTTGCGTCGAATAACTCTGGAGATATTATCAAAATATGTCTCGGGAGATTCGCAACCGACTATATCAAGCCTTCGCGCCATGCTTGAGCGTTTACTATCTTCAGTCGGCGCAACGCACATTGACCGCACGTTACTGATCGCCTCTGCCTACGCCAGTCACAAAGACCCGCTGCCCGGTTTGGCTATCACAACCCTCGCACGCTACGACGCAGGCGACCAACAGGCGCTATGGCCGTGCGTAGGAGCTTTAACTGGCATTCTGGATAAACGCGCAGGCAAACGATTCCGATTGGAGCAGAATACATCCGCACTGGCGCTTCTCTGGTGGTTGTCGAGCGTATGCCCCGATTGCAGCGGATTGGGCCACTTGAAACTGCCCGACACGCCGACGCTTGAGGATGCCGCCTGTCCTACGTGCAATGGATCGAAGCTGCGGCCCCATGCGAGTGATTTGCCCGGATACGCGCACTGCTTGCTGCTTCTTGATGGGGCGTATGATTGGGCTAGGCGGGTAGCGTATTGTATGCCGATGGCGTATGACGTTAGGGTAACGGCGGAGGTGGCGTGAAGGAATTGGTTGGCAAACAGGCGGTAATAATTTTCAATCTTCCATCATCCGAATGGCCGATTGAAGGTTGTCCCGCATGGGTCAACATTGATGCAGTCGATATGCCGATGATAAAAATCACGGCTTATGGGCGATCCGTGTGGATTAATGCCAATATCATTAAAACGATTACCGAAATACATGCTTGACAAGGTACGCGACTTGCTATATTTTCGCGTCTAATTCGGCGCTGCGCTCAACGGGATTGCCCTGAGAGTTAACCTTTTTAGGTCGCGGCGTCTCTGATTTTCGCATTGCACTCCAGAATTGGCGACTTCTCCCCGCCAATCATCCCGCCTCCTCGGGATGGCTTTTCCCCCTCCTAATCCCCGGTAACGCTCACAGCGACCGGGGATTTTTTTATTCCGGAGCTGCTATGCCATTACTCAAATCTGTCAGCAACGCGGCGCGCTCCAAGAACATTGCGACCGAGGCGCAAACGAAGCCTATCAAACAGGCGATTGCGATTGGGTACGCAGTGCAGCGGGCGGCCAAGGGCCAAACGCCAACAGCACCGAAGAAAAAATCATGACTTCCGAACAATTGAAAACAAACGAAGACTATCAGCGTGTTTTGAAAGACTTTGATCGTTTGCCGATGATTGCAAGCCATACGATTGAATATAAACATCGTGATACGGGAGAAATGGCTGAACTTTACATGGTTGACGATGATTCATACCGTCTAGTTTTTCCAGGTAAAAAGATTATTGCTTGATCCGACTTGCGGCGGTTCCGCATGGCAGCACGCGCTAACCGACCCGTCGCGGGGTAAATCATGAAATTAAACACCCAGGAATTGGGCGCATACGCTATGCGCTTACAAGATGAGATGCCCGCAGTAGTTGCCGAGGCCGAAAAGAAAGTGAAAGACGGCAACGGTGATTTGGCTGAAATGATCCTTTACGGGGCATGGCATAAATTCCTAATCGAAGTAAATCGCCCCTTGGTCGAGGCAATTTCATGACTACGAAAGAGCATACCTACGCATCGCTTCCGCCGAAAGCGGAATTGCCTAAAGGGCGCTGGCGTTTGGCCCTAGCCACGGCAGCGCACCGAATCGAGCGCGAAGAGGGCGAAGGCCCACATCCGAAGCCGAAAAACGCGATTGAGCGTGCGGCTTACGAATTCCTGTGCAAGTGCATGTCGGGAGACGTTGCATACGTGAAAGAGCTTGCGGATCGCCTGGACGGCAAGGCAGCGCAGGCTGTGAACATCGGCGACAGCGAAGGCGGCAAATTCACGCTGATTCTGCAAACTACCGACGCGAATGTCCTTTAGCCTCACGCCGAAACAGGCCGAAGCATGGGCGATGCTGGGCGGCGAAGCAAAGCACATCATGCTGGCCGGTGGGTCGCGCTCCGGCAAGACATTCATTGCTTGCCGCGCCCTAGCTATGCGCGCCATTGCTGCCGCTGAATCCCGGCACGCGATATTCAGGCTCAGATTTTCAGCGGTAAAGCAGTCGGTCATGATGGACACATGGCCGAAGATGATGAAACTCTGTTACCCGGATGTTGAATACGAGTTAAATCGCAGCGACTTTTACGCGCTGTTTCCGAACAAGTCCGAAGTCTGGTTTAGCGGCCTCGATGACAAGGACCGCACTGAAAAGGTTCTCGGCAAGGAATACGCGACCATTCTTTTCAATGAATGCAGCCAGATTCCCTATCAGTCCGTGACTACCGCCATGACTCGGCTTTCGCAACTGGTGGATTACGAAATCGCAGGCAAGCGCGCGCCGCTGCGGGTCAAAGCGTATTACGACGAAAATCCGCCCTCGCAAGCGCATTGGACTTACAAGCAATTCGTCCGCAAGTTAGAGCCTGAATCGGGCAAGATTCTCGCCGATCCTGACGCGTATACGATTCTCTACATGAATCCGCGCGACAACATGGCGAACCTCGCGCCAGATTATTTGCAAGAACTTGCACGGCTTCCCGTTCGTATCCGCCAGCGTTTTCTAGATGGCAAGTTTGCCGATATCACGGCTGGCGCGCTGTGGACGCTTGAGAGCATCGACAAAAACCGCGTGCTGGAAGATTTGCCAGATATGCAGCGCGTGGTGGTTGCCATCGACCCGAGTGGTTCTGGCGACGTAGATAACGCGGGCAATGACGAAATCGGCATCATGGTCGGCGGCATCGGTGTAGACGGCAAAGGCTACGTTCTCGAAGATTGCACATGCAAGGCTGGCCCGAAGATTTGGGGCGGCATCGCGGCAAATGCCTACGACCGGCACGAAGCTGACTCGATGATCGCTGAAAAGAACTTCGGCGGTGAAATGGTGCGTTTTGTCTTGCGCACCGCAAAACCAAATGCCTCTGTAAAGCTCATCAACGCATCACGCGGGAAGGTGGTACGCGCCGAACCGATCAGCGCCCTAACCGAAGATGGAAAAATCCGCTTTGCTGGAAATTTTCCAGAACTAGAGGAAGAACTCACCAGCATGACGACGAATGGATACATGGGCGCGAAGTCGCCGAACCGCGCAGATGCATTCGTATGGCTCATGTCGGAGTTATTCCCTGGCATTGCACGTTCAACGAAAGAGCGTAAGCCGCTGACGATGGAAGATTTGATGCCGTCCAGCAGCGGTTATCCGGTGCATAATGCCTACTAAATCGTCCAAACTTCCGCTGTCGGACCTCGATTCGACGCTGGCCGCGAACGCGACCGCCAAGCCGGACGATGACGGCGATAACGATGCCGACGAAGATATCCTAGAAGAAGCGCGCGAGCGTTTCCAACGTATCAGTCAGGACGATAAGGACAATCACGAATCACAGCGTACCGATACGCTGTTTGTCTATTCGCCCGGCCAGCAGTGGCCCGATACCGTGCGCCGCGAGCGTACTAGCAACAAGGAAATTTGCCTAGAGTTCAACCAACTCAAGCAATTCGTCGCGCAGGTAGTCAACGATCAGCGGCAGAATCGCCCTGGCATTCGCATCCATCCAGCAGGTGGCGAAGCGAGCAAAGAGGTCGCCGAAATCCTGCAAGGCATGATCCGCGCGATTGAGTATGACTCGAAAGCAGATGCGGCCTACGATAATGGATTCCAGCAATCCGTAGTCGGTGGCCGTGGCTGGTGGCGCGTTTGCTCGAAGTATGCCGAAGATGGCAGCTTCGACAACCAGAAACTGGTGATTGAGCCGATTCTGGATAGCAATACGGTTTATGCCCATACTGGTTATCAAAACCCGGATGGCAGCGACCGGCTTTTTGTTTTTGTTGTCGAGGTGCTTGAAGATGAGGAGTTTAAGCGCCAGTGGCCGAAAGCCGATCCAATCAGTTTTGATTCCAAGGAAACGTATTGGACGCCGACAGATAACAAGGTAGTGGTTGCCGACTATTACCGCCGCGTCTGCAAAACGAGAACCAAAGTTCTCATGTCGGACGGCGCGCAGGGTTGGAAAGACGAACTCCCGCCAGAAGAATCATGGCCGATTGATCCAAAAACCGGCGCGCAGGTTTACATCGCCCGCGAACGTGAGTGCGATGAATGGTCAGTCGAGTGGTACAAGATCGCGGGCGGCCAGCAGATTCTAGAAAAATACGATTGGCCCGGCACGATCATTCCGGTTATCGGCACTGTCGGCGATGACTTGATGCTTGACGGCAAGCGTATCTATCAGGGTCTTACACGGCACGCCCGCGATGCTCAGTCCATGCTCAATTTTGGCATGACGCAGCAGGCCATACGCCTGTCCCTGACGCCGCGCACCCCCTGGATTCTGACCGCCGAACAGGTCAAGGGTTACGAGAATTTCTGGAAACAGGCGAACGTTAAGAACCTGTCTTACCTGCCATACAACGCTTTCCTTGACGATGGCACCACGCCTGCCGGATTGCAGCCGCCGCAGCGCAATGAACCCTCCGTGCCCGATGCCGGTTACATAAACTGGTGTCAAACGATGGTGCAGATGATTAAAAGCACCATCGGCATGTATGAGCAATCGCTTGGGCAAAAAGGTCAAGAGATTAGCGGCAAGGCAATCAACGAGCGCAAGCAGCAGGGCAACAATGCGACGTTTAACTACGTCGATAACCTATCTCGCGCCATCGCGCTGACTGGCCGGATTTTGCTGGAATGTATCCCGCCCTACTACGATACAGAGCGTATCGTGCATATCGTCGGACTCGATGAAACGCGCAGGCAAGTAACAATCAATCAGCAAGCGCCCGACCTTGATGCGCAAGCCCTGAAAGCCATCAAGGAAAGCAACATCAGCGGCGCGAACAGTGCGGACTATGCTGTCACCTCGCAAGCAGGGCCGGGATACGCGACAAAACGGCAGGAAACCGCGTCGCTTCTGTCCGATTTGGTGTCTGCCTATCCGCCCTTGATGCAAATCGCTGGCGACCTGGTTATCCGCGCGCAGGATATTCCGGATGCCGATGTAATTGCGGATCGCCTGAAAATCATGTTGCCGCCGCCGATCCAACAGCAGATTCAGGCGAAGGAACAGGGCCAAAAGCCGCTAGACCCGAAGGTCGCAGCCAAGATTCAGGAGCAACAGGCGCATCTGGATCAGGCCGCGCAGACCATGCAGGCGATGGACGAAAAGATTAAATCTCTTGAGTCCGGCGCACAGGTGAAATTGCAGGCTGCGCAGATTGATGCGCAAGCCCGTCAGCAGATCGCCGCGCAGGACGCCACGATACGCTCACACGAAGCCGAATTCGAGGCGCGACAGAAAGCGATTGCCGCCCAACTGGACCATGAGGCCGAACTGGAAAAAGCGCGCCTTGATCATGACCGCGCAATTCAGGTAGCGATGATCCAGCGCGAAACCGCTCTCGAAGTCGCGCAGATCAACGCAGGCGCGCAGATTCACATTGCCGCTACAGCACCAGTTACGTCAGACGATAACGCAGCAAAGCCGGAACCCTCCGGAGATTCAAGCAGTACATAGCAACACTTCAAACCAGTAAACCAGTAAAGGAAACATCATGTCCACCATCATTACCCGCGTTTCGTCCGGCACCACTTCTGCTGTGCAGACCATCCTGGCAAACCAAAGCATCTGTGTGGCCCCGCAATTGCAGGGGGGCAGCGTTTCGCTTCTGGTAGCCAGCAACCCAGCAGGTCCGTTCTCGGCGGTGATTAGCTCGTCCACCACGGCGCAATCGTATCGCCCGGACGTGAACCAGTATTACCAGATCACCGCGACCACGCAAAACGCGGTTGGCGTGCTGTCTGACATGGTGATCCCCGGCATGCAGGGACAACTCATCAACAACGGCGTGACCATCGATTCAGCGAACTCCACGTCTGAGCAAGTGCTGTTTTCGTTCCGCCTCGCGCCGAACTCGCTGCCTGCGAACTTCAAGTGTCTCGTCAAGGCATCGGCGAACATGACGAACAGCGCCAACGCCAAGACGATGAACTGCCGTATGAATGGTCTGGCCGGTAACCTGTTCTTCGCCTCGCCATCGCTGGCGAACGTTCTCAATTACAACTTCGACGCGGCATTCGAAGGTCAAGGCGACGGCGCAACGCTGGAAGGGCTGGGCGCTGGAACGACTGGCTACTACGGCACTTCCACCACTGCTTACACGTCGCTTACCCGCGCCTATCAGCAACTGGAAACGGAAATCGTCGTTACCTGCACCAAGGCGACGGGCACTGAAACGATTCAGCTTGTCAGCATGCAAGCGTTCCTGCAATAAACGCAATAAGGCGTACCGGCCTGCCTATGACCGGGTTGCCTACGGGCGATTCTTGGAGATGTAATCCATGTCGGAAGAAACAGAAGTAGAAGTACCGGACGTAGCGACGGACCCCGCTACCGCTTTGCCTGAAACTGGCGATGAGTCAGTAAAAACTGGTGACGCAGGCGCGCCGGAAAACGTCGAGGAAACCGACGGGCAGAAGAATGAACGTGTGCAGCGTGAGGCAGCGGAAGCAAGTGCCAAGCGCGCCGAAAAGCAGTCGCGTGGCGTGCAAAAGCGGATTGATGAACTGACCGCCGATAAGCATGCTGAGCGAAAGCGCGCCGATGAACTAGCCCAACAGAATGCGCGAATCCTTGCGCTTTTGGAAGGTAAGAGCGGCGCGACAAGCGGACCGGCAGTAGATGCAGCGCCCCAGCGTGAACAGTTTGCCAGCTACGAGGAATACTTGCGGGCCGACGCGCGGTATGTCGCCCAACAGGAAGCCAAGACGCTATTTGAACAGTCCAGCAAGGCGCAGCGCGAAGCAGCGGACAAGGTAGCGGCAGAACGCGCCGTCATCGAAACCCGCAGAAGTTATGCATCGCGTCAGGCTGATATAGCCAAGACCATTCCGGACTATTTTGAAGTCATGGAAGATGCGAACGTCAGTGTACCGACGACCGCGCTTAACTTGATTCAAAAGATGCCAGATGGACCGCTGATCGCCTATCACATCGCAAAGCAGCCAGACCTTGCCAAGCAGTTTTGGCAATATGCTGACGATCCCGCCATGCACGGCGTCATTCTGGGCCAACTATCGGCCACGCTCAAAGCGGCTCCCTCGAAATCATCCAACGCGCCAGCACCAGGCAAAACCGTAACGACGAAACCAGCGGCCAGCAATGGCCCACCGTCTGACCCGGATCAGTATTTTGCTTGGGCGGCAAAGCATATGAAATGAGGAAACCATGAGCAATATTTTCCAGAACCCGGTGATGTATACCAAGGAGTGCCTGCGCTCCCTGAATAACAACATCGTTTTCGGTAAACGCGTCTCGCGCGACCATGAAAAGGATTTCGCCAAGGATGACATGAAGATCGGTGACACGATCAACATTCGCCGCCCGTGGCGCGCCTTGATTTCCAACGGTCAAGCGTTCAACGCGCAGGACTACGTGGAAACTAGCATTCCTTTGGTCATCAACTCGCAAAAGCACGTCGATACGGCGTTTACTTCTGCGGACATGACCTTGAAGGAGCAGGATTTCAGCAATCGCGTCATCAAACCCGCGATGATTCAACTCGGGACGCAGATCGACCAGGACGGTTACATCAACGCCAAAAACACGGTTGGCCCGCTGACTGGTACGGCTGGCACCGCGCCGAACACGCAGTCTTTCCTGTTCGACATTGGCCGCAAGATGGATAACTTCTCCGTCCCCCGCGACGGCGAGCGTTATTTCGTCATGGACCCGACTTCCAATGCCGCGCAAGTCGCCGCGCTGACTGGCTTCTTTCAGGCGCAAAACCTGATCGCCAAGCAGTACGAAGAAGGCATGTTTGTGGACGCAACCAACACCATCGGCCTGAAAATCGCCATGTCGCAAAACGTGGCGCGTCAGACTGTCGGCGCTTTGGGTGGCGCTCCGCAGACTAACGGCGCTTCGCAAGGGCTGGCTACCGGCTGGGCCAACATCGGTACTCTGGTGACTGACACTTGGACCGGTGCGGCTGCGCAACGTCTGAACGTTGGCGATAACTTCACCATCGCTGGCGTGTATGGCGTGAACCCTGTTACCCGCGTGGCAACTGGCGCAGCGACGTTTGACCTGCTGCAATTTACCGTAGTCGCAGCCGGTTCGACTGATGCGTCTGGCAACATGACTATCAGCCACTCGCCCGCGCTGATCTACGGCGGCCCGTTCCAGAATGCCAGCAATGCCGCCGCTGACAATCAGGTTCTGACCATCAACGGTACTGCCGCAACCGGCTACGTGCGTAACCTCGCATGGCATCCGGACGCGTTTGAGCTTGCCGTTGTCCGCATGCAAGACCTGGCGATGTTTGGCGGCTGGGGCAGCGTGCAAAGTTTCGAGGGTTTCAGCCTGCGGACCTTCCGCCAAGCTGCAATTTCCTCGGATACCGTGGGTAATCGGGTTGACGCTTTGTATGGGTGGGCCACCCCCTACCCAGAGCAGGCTGTGCAACAGGTGGGCGCTTAACCGAGCGGGGGACTTCGGTCCCCTGCTTTTTGGAGAATCAATGGAAAACGATACCGTAACTACTGGCAATCCCCTGATCGACTATTCGGCCATTCCCGGTCCTGCCGAAATGCCGTCCGAAGAATGGGAAACGCCGCCGCGTAAGTATTTCGGCAAGAAGCTGCCAAATGGCAAACTTGAGCCGGAAAAGCCGTATGTGTTTCAGCCTTACCCATCGGTTCGTTATGCGCAACCGGGCGGCAAAGGCAGTCAGATTGTGACGAAAATGGTCAACTCGAAAGAAGAGGATGATCGCCTCGGATCGGACTGGAAGCACTCGCCATCCGCATTCGGTTACATCGGCGCTCCATCCGTCGAGGAACAATTGCGCCTGAATGGATCGCCCGTACAGGCCATGATCGATGCGCAGGCAGAGAAAGACGCGGAAGCGCAGAAAGCCGCCCAAAAGGTCGCAGAAGAAGCCGCAGAGGCATCGCGGAAGGAGCAGGCCGCTGCCGATGAAGCGAAGTTGCAGGAACGCATTGCCGCCGCTGTAACCGCCGCACTTGCCGCGCGTGATGCAACTGAAAAACGCGGCCCCGGTCGCCCGCCCAAGGCCGACTAAATGACTGCTGTATCGACCATCATCCAAGACGCATTCTACGGCTCTACCATCAAGGGCCAGGATGAGGTAATCGACAACGCCAGCATGCAATTGGCATTGCGTCGATTCCAACGGATGATGGACTCGTTTGCAAACGATAATTTCATCGTTTACAACACGACAAACGACAGTTTCACCATGACGGCAGCGGTGAATACGTATCTAACCACGCTGCTTACTGTTGCGGGGCGCCCGGTTAGCCTGGATTCGATTTTCCTCACGCTATCCGGCATCGACTATGACGTTGATCTAATCGATCAGCAAAAGTTTGATGCAATCCCATTCAAGGCAACGCAAGGGATTCCGAATCAGTGTTTTTACAATCCCGATTTTCCTGACGGGATATTTTCGTTTTATCCGACGCCTTACGCTGCATTCCTATGCACCATCGTTTCACGCAATCGCATCACGCCTGCGGCAATGACGTTGACCAGCAATTTGCAACTGCCTGCCGGTTACGAGAAATTCATGGTCGATGCCTTGTCCGTTGATATTTGGCCGTCATTCAAGGGGAATGCGCCTGTGCCTGCGGATGTACGGCGCTTGGCTACTGAGGCACAGAACAGGCTGACGGATACGAATGTGATGGTGATGGAGATGGATTGTCCCTTCGATACATCAAGTAACATTTCGAACAGTTTTTTATACAAAGGCTTCTAAATCAATGACTTACGTTAAGTCAGAGAGTATTTCCTTCATGAAGAAATCGCTTAAGAGCGAGGTAATGTTCCTGCGCCTCTTCGAGCGTTGCAAAGTTTTTTGTAAACGATTTTCCCTTAACAACTACTCTCGCCATAAAACTTCCGGAAGGAGTTTTTTGAACGCCAAGTACGCCAAGTTTGTTGTGTTTGCGATGAGTCTTAACATTTTGAGTATTCAATTCCTGAGAAACATCACGCAGATTCCCCCAGCGATTATTAAGTTTATTGCCATCAATATGGTCAACATGATTCTTCGGCCATTCTCCGGTGACATACAAAAATGCAAGCCGATGCAGAAGCCAGGATCGGTCATGAATACCGACTACCAAATAGCCAACGGCGTTTATTTGTCCCACGACCTGACCGGCGAGTGCCAGCCATCGTTTTTTGCGATTTATGAAAAGGCCCGTGCCTTTGTCGTAAATGAAGTATTCGCGCAAATATTCTGCGGTAACATCCGCTTTAGCCGTCATGTGAATTGCCTTTCACTGATTGGTCAGAAGCCAGCGGGCGTTGTCGCGCCTATGCTGGCTTCGTCATTTTAACGCACTTATAAGGGGTTTTCAATGCAAAGCAATGTTGTCCCGCTTACTCAGGCCGAAGAATTCCCGCTGCGCGCAATCAGCGATATTGTGATTGTCGAGCAACTGAAAGAAGAAGTCTCCAAGGGAGGAATTTTTCTGCCAGGAGATGAGGCAAAATTTCCGAGCGGACGCGTTGTAGCTGTTGGGCCGGGACGCATCTATAGCACATTTTTGGATGCAGCCGGACATACGCAGCATGGGCATCTTGTACCTACATCGCTCAAAGTAGGCGATTGGGTGATTTTTGGTCGTTATAACTCAGGCGGCGAGCCGATTACTTTGGATGGAAAGCAATATCTTCTCTGTCGCGAGCAAGACATAGCCGCCATCTCTGTTTCTGGTGATCCACTCAAAGTTCGCCTTAACCCAAATCCGCCGCGCTAAATAAATGCCCCGTATCTCCATGCTAGGTATTGGCCTGAAAAGCGAATCGTCATTCGTTACGGCCAAACTCGCGCGGAATGTTTACGGGGAAATTCGGCCCGATGGTGAGAAGTCCAAGATAGTCGCTTTCGGCAGACCGGGCCGCGATCTGTTCGTCCAATTCGGCGCGACACCGATTCGCGGGGCCTGGTGGATTCAGACAGGCACGCTCGCCTACGTTGTCCATCGATCTGTCCTATGGTCAGTAGATAACGCCGGTAACAAAACAAATCTCGGCATGCTGAATACCACATCGGGCCGCGTAAGCATGTCCGATAACGGGCAGCAATTGATGATCGTAGACGGCACTTATGGCTACATCTATTCAACTGTCGCAATCCCTGGTGGCGCGACTCCGCAGGCAATCAGCACGATTACCTATAGCGCAGGCATTGCCACGCTTACGACTGCATCGCCGCATCTGTTGGTGACTGGCAATATCGTCAGCCTCGCGGGTCAAGTGCCTGCTGCGTACATCGGCAATTACACCATCACGGTAACGGGCGCTTCGACGTTCACATTTCCAATGGATGTTGATCCGGGCGGCGCAGCGGGCACCAAAGGCACCTACACGATTACGCAATTCGCGCAGATTACGTCGCCTAGCTTTCCTGCGAATCCGCAGACGGTGACTTTTCTGCTGCAATGCTTTGAGGTGCAATCGCTCAATTCCCGCGCGTTTTTTGTCTCTGGTATTAGCGACGGCTTGAACGGTTATGCGCTGAATTTCGCCACGGCAGAGGATCATCCGGACCCGATGGTGGCGATTTGGACGTCCAACGGGCAATTGTTCCTGCTGTGTGCGGCACACTCGGAGTTTTGGGGCGCGAGCGGCGGACAAGATTTCCTGTTTAGCGAAGTGCAGGGCACTACGTCAGAGTGGGGGCTTGCAGCTACGTTTGGCGTCGCGCGCTACGGAAACACCGTGGCCTGCCTGATGCGCAACCGCACCAATCAGGTAATGATTGCGCAGATTGTCGGCTATATGCCGCAGCCATTGTCCAATCCGGACTTGGACAAGATCATCAATGGCTACGCAAACGTCGCCGATGCCAGTTTCTACAGCATGATGCTTGGCGGTCATCCGCTGTTGATCTGTAATTTCCCGAGTGCTGGCGCTACGTGGTGCTATGACGGCTCCACTAAGATTTGGTCGCCTTGGGACAGCATGGGATTGACGCGTGACTTTGGAGAGTTTTCGTTCCCGTTCCTTGGAGAAATGATTATCTGCGATTACGCGCAAGGGAATTTATATAAGCTGAATCCGGCGAGCGTAACCGACAACGGCCAGCCTATTACCGTGCAGATGACCGGCGAGACGTTGCGCGATCCGGATGGCGGCCGATTTACCGTGAATCGTTTCCGGCTGGATATTCAGGTTGGCGACGGCAATACCGTTGACCCTGGATCGAATCCGCAGGTAGGACTAGAGATTTCGCGCGACAACGGAAAGACCTACGGCGCGCAGATGCTGCAACCGCTCGGGAAACTCGGGAATTATTCAGAGGTAGTCGAGTGGGACATGCTGGGCACGATGCGCAATTTCACGCCACGCATAACGATGACTGACCCGGTTAAGTTCTGCCTGGTTAGCGCGTCTGTGAATCCGAGCGATTGAGATGGCACTGATAAACAAGCCCCCATCCGGCGCAGTCGATCAAGGCGCGGAAATGCAGAATCCCGGCTGGGCATCGTTTTTCTCTGCCGTGTTTAATCTGCTTTCTGGCTTGACCTCTAGCGGCACCACGGCGCAGCGGCCCACCACATTCCTGTTCATCGGGCGCACTTATTTTGATACGTCGCTTGGCGCGCATGGTAAACCGATTTGGATAGCCAAAGATGGCGTAACGTGGATTCTTGCGGATGGGACTGTCGCATGAAGCCATTCGCCCGCATCTATGATGACTTGGATGTTTCGCATCTGCAAATTGCATTGAATGCAAAGACGCATTTATTCGGCGAGCGCAAGATGCGGCAGGAAACGTATGCACATGCAGCCATGTCGGATATTTGGGTGCGCTATAACGATTACAAAAACCTAGGGCCGAATTTCAATGATGAACACGATTCCGTGTGGTATCCGGCCTATCGCGAACTGCCGGAACTCAAGCCGATTCTGTTTGGGCTGATGGCGCTGGTTGACGGCGAGCGATTGGGCGGCGTGCTGATTACGAAAGTGCCTGCGGGCGGGCGCATCGAGCCGCATGTGGATGGCGGATGGCATGCTGGCTATTACTCCAAGTTTTATGTCCCGGTGCAAAACGACGCAGGCGCGTCGTTTGAATGGGAGGGTGCGGCGATTCATCCGCACTTGGGCGAAGTCTACGAATTCCGCAACGACATTCCGCATTGGGTAAACAACGATAGCAAACGCAACAGGATAGCGATGATTGTTTGCATCAAAACGGAGATGACATGGCTAACGTAGAAACCGTCGAATTCTGCGGCAAGTTTTATTTTCGCGGCTCTCCGGTGCTGATGAAAGGCGAAGGCGTGCCGCGTCATCGCCATGACGTTTCACACCCTACTCTGTGCGGTAGCGGATCGGCTGAATATTTTGTAGATGGCGAACTCAAGGGAACCATCAAGGCAGGTGAGGCGAAACTGATTGATAGCGGCGTAGATCATTGGTTTATCGCGCTTGAAGACAACACGCGACTGTTCTGTGTGTTCAATGCTGACGAAGTAGAGAAGGAGCAATAGCGATGCCTTGGGGAGCCGTAGCAGGAGTAGCAGGGTCCGTTATCAGTGGCGCGATGAGTTCTAGCGCCGCTGGTGATGCCGCGCAAGCACAAACGAACGCCAGCAACAATGCATTAGGACTGCAACGTCAGGTTTATAGCCAGCAGCAATCCAACCTAGCACCATATCTGAATTCCGGCATGGCGGCTAACGCTCGCTTGCAAACTCTGCTTGGCCTGTCCAACAACACGCCAGTCTCTACCGCAGAGGGCATGGGACCGGAGTATCAAAGCGTAGTCCAACCGATCTATCAGCAATTCGGTGTTACCGGACCTGGACAAAGCGATGCTGCCGATGCTGCTGCCGTCAAGTATTACATGGAGCAGCGGCAACAAAAAAATGCTTCTGATCCGGCCTATGGCTCGCTCACCAAGCCGATTACGATGGCCGATGTTCAGGCTAATCCGATCTATGCGAGCGGACTTGATTTTGGACTGAATCAGGGAACGGCGGCAATCAATAATCGCGCTCTGGCACAAGGCGGTTATGACTCTGGCGCGACCCTGAAAGCCTTGACGCGTTTTGCCAATGACTACGGCACCACGAAAGCGCAGGCAGGCTCATCCGATATTCAGAATCAGCGCGCGCAGCAATACGGCTTTTTGAGCGGACAATCAGGCATGGGATTGAATGCGGCTGCCGGTACGAATGCAGCCGGGACAAACTTTGCCAATTCGGCAAGCGGGCTGATTACGGGCGCAGGTAACGCGCAAGCTGCTGGCATCGTAGGAAGCGCAAATGCGTTTAGCGGGCTAGGCTCAAGCATCGGCAACGCCTATAACCAGTATCAAAACGGGCAACTACTCTCTTCTTTGGTTGGCAACAACAATCAAAACAACATGAGTCAGAATGTAGGGTATGGTGCGGGCATGGATTACATCAATAGTCAACTTGCGGGAGTGACCGGATAATGGCTATCGATGCGTCGATCATAAGCAGCGGATTGCGTCCGCCCGCGCCCATCAATATCGAAGACCCTATTTCGATGTATGCGAAGGGCTTGCAACTCAAGACGTTGATGGGCCAGCAGCAATTGCAGGGCTTACAGACTCAGCAGGCACAGCAAGGGCTAGAGGATTCGGCTGCGGCGCGTGAGGCTTACAAGGCATCCGTTGATCCAACTACGGGAACGGTAGATCAAGGCGCGTTGCTCAAAAATCTGGCCGGGCGCGGTGCTGTTACGGCGTATCAGGCCGCGTCCAAGTCGTTTTTGGATGCAGATAAAGCGCGCGCCGACATTAAAAAGGCCAATTCCGAAGTTCTGACGCACAAAATAACGGCTTATAAATCGCTGCTCGATGCCGCCAATACGCCTGAAGATTTGGCGGCGCTCTACAGCGCGCAATACAAAGACCCGGACCTTGGCCCGATTCTGCAACAGCGCGGCTCTCTTGAGGATCAATTGCAGCACATTCCGAAAGACCCGATTGCATTCCGCGATTTCAAAATCAAGGCTGAAAAAGGCATGTCTGGATTCGCGGAGCAATTGCAAAAACAAGCCGACCTTGCTTTGCGCGAGCGCGGCCAAAACATGACCTACAATGCCAGTATGTACGGGCATCAGGTAACAGCGCAGGGCAACCAAATCAAGGAAAACCCACTCGGGCTGAATCTGAATCCGCAAGCGACGGTTCCGGTGCCTGACATGCCGCCGTCAGTTATTCCGGGCGCTGGAATGCCTACTCCCGGTGGTATGCCGCCCGCTGGCGGCGGATTCCGAGGCAACATGAATGCGCCGGAACTCCCGGCCATGCGTACTGCTGTGAGTGCGCCACTCGCGCCGACTCAGGAAACCCCGGGAAATGCGGCAGACCTCGCCGCAGCACAACGCGGACTAGCGAACGCTCGCACGCCAGCCGAACGCGCCGCCTATCAGGATGCCATTGCCAGCATTACCGCCGATATGCAGCGCCAAGGCGGCTCTGGTGGCGCTCCTGTAGCTGGCGGTATGCCTGCGCCTGGACAAGCGCCTGCGGCCCCTGTGGCGGCTCCTGTAGCGGCCCCTGCTGCGCCTACCGGCCACATTGACCTCACGCAGCACGGCGAAGACTTGCTTAAGCAGCTACCTCCGAATATTGCCGCCCAAGTCAAAGCGCTGGCAGAGGGTCGCATGGCGTTTCCGACCGGCGCGGCTTTCCGCTCTCCTGTGACGCAGCAAATTCTGTCGCTGGTGGGTGCTTACGATCCGACATTTGATGCGGTGAACTATCAGGCGCGCAATAAAACGCGGTCTAGCCTTGCTGCGGGTCAGATCGGCCAAAACCTGACGAAAATCAATACCGCCATCGGCCACTTGGATTCATTCGACAAGGCGGCGGAAGCCCTGAATAACAGCGATTATCCCCTGTTCAACAAGCTCTATAACGCCATCGTCCCCGAGGTTGGTGGCACTGAGACTGCCGGGAAGATTCGGACGTTCCAGCAGGCAAAAGAGGCGGTCGCCAATGAATTGATGGCGGTATTTCGCGGGACCGGCGCATCAAGCACTGACACAGCGAAATGGGCTGAAACGCTCAATTCTGCCGATTCCCCTGCTGCCCTGAAAGCAGCCGTTCGCGGCGCTGTTGACTTGCTGGATTCGCGGATTGGTGCGGTAAAGCAGCAATATCAAACTGGCATGGGTACTACCGAAGACCCGCTGCAAATGGTCTACCCGAAAGCGCAAGCCACTCTTGACCGGCTGCGGGGCGGTGGGAAGTCCGCGCAGGTAGTCGATTCACTGCCTGACCCCGCGCAGTACAAGTGGAAATTCGCGCATGGCGATGGCGGCATCAGCTATCAATCTGACGGCACGAAATGGGTGCGGGTGAAAAACTAATGGCTTTCACTATTACAGACGATCCGATTACGCCTGCCGCGCCGGTTGCTGTCGAAGCGCCGAAAGGCGGATATGTAATTTCGGATTCGCCATCTGCGCCAAATGATCGACAGGGCGTGCGGGATTATGTTGCACGGAAAGAGCGTGAAGCGGTAACGCCTACCGGGTCTTTCCTTGATAATCTATCCGCTGGTTTTGGGCGCGGTTTTGATCGCGCGGCGCTGGGGCTGGAAGATATTACAAAGAGTCTCGGCCATCGCGTAACTGTTGGCGGCAATCCTTTGGTGACGGATCAGCAACTAGCCGATGTAAAGGCGCGGATTGATGCCGCGAACCAGACGGACAAGCCCCTAATGCATACATGGGGCGGCACGGGCGGCGATATTGGATTTAACCTGCTGGAAACCGCTGGGGTGCCGATGGGCGGCCTAAAATCGCAAATGGCCGTGGGCGGCACATTGGGCGCTTTGCAGCCTGTTGGAACTGGCGAAAGCCGCCTAGCCAATACCGCGATGGGCGCAGGTGGCGCGTTGGCTGGCAACCTGTTGGCGCGCGGCGCTGCTCGCGTCATTAGCCCGAATACCGCACCCGAGGTTAAATCCCTGCTGGATCAGGGCGTAAGCCTGACGCCTGGACAGGTACTGGGCGGCGCAGCTAAAGCAACTGAGGACAAACTCACAAGCGTCCCGCTGCTTGGCGACTTCATCAAAAACGCGCAAGGCCGCAGCATCGAAGATTTCAACCGAGCCGCCTACAATCGCGCGCTGGCCCCGATTGGCGAAAATGCGGGAAAAGACTTCCCTGTTGGCCGTGAGGGTATGTCGATTGTAAAGCAGAAACTTGGCGCTGCCTATGATGCTTTGCTACCGAAATTGAGTTTCAAGGCCGATCAGCAATTCGGACAGGATGTTGCTAATCTCCGCAATCTTGCGGGCGCTGGCACCGGTACAAGTTTGGGCGCGGCAGAGGCAAAACAGTTTGAAGATATTCTGAAAAATACTGTGATTCGCCGCATGACGCCACAGGGCAATATGTCGGGCGACGTTGTAAAGATAGTCGAGTCCGATCTAGGCAGACTGGCGAAGGGATACGCAAGCGATCCTTCATTTGATAAACGCCAACTCGGCAGTGCGATTGCCCAATTGCAAGCTAGCGTGCGCGATAACCTGATGCGCAGCAATCCGGCAGAGGCAAAGACGTTGCAGGCGATTAATGAGGGCTACGCAAACTTTACCCGGCTGCGTCGCGCTGCATCAAGTACCGGCACGGACATGGGGCTATTCACTCCAGCGCAACTCGCTGCGGCAGTCAAAGCGGCGGATACGAGTGTTGGCAAGGGAAATACTGCGATTGGCGAAGCTCTGATGCAGGACTTGTCGGATGCCGGAAAGCGCGTTTTGCCTAGCAAGATTCCGGACTCTGGTACGGCTGGGCGCGGCATGCTTGGCGCTGTGGTAGCTGGCGGCGCTGGTGCATTCGCTCACCCTGCTGTGCCTGCCGCTATCGCCTTGGGCGCTGGTGCTTATACCAGACCGGGAACCGCAGCACTATCTGCGCTGCTATCCCAAAGACCGGCAATCGCGCAACCCATATCGGAATTGCTACGGCAATCCGCCCCTTATGCAGCCATAGGCGGAGCGGCAGCATTACCGCTCCTTCGTCAATGATATGCGGATATTTTCAGGCAACAAGGAGAATAGTTTCTTGCAAGCCCAAGCAGCAAACGGGCGCAAGGCCATCGCTATGAATAAATCCATGCGCAAATTTTACTCCGGTTTATTGCTTTTTGCCCTGCTGTTCGTGCAGGGGATTGGCATTGCCGCCGTAAACCCATCCTCCCTAGGCGGTCCCAAGCCCCAATACGTTGACCTGACCGGCGCACCAGCAACCGGCTATCAACTATTTTGGTACGTTGGCGGATCGACTAGCACTAAACAGAATACATATACCGATTCTACCGGTCTAGTCGCCAATGCCAACCCCATCGTCTTAAACTCTCTAGGCGAACCGGCAAGCGGCATTTTCTTCCAAGCCGGTCTGACCTATAAGGCCGTACTCGCCAGCCCGACCGATACCGACCCGCCGACTAGTCCGATTTGGACTATCGATAATATCAAGGGTATCAATGATACAACGGTTACACAGTCGCAATGGGTAGCCGGGCCATCACCTACATTCGTTAGCGGCACCAGTTTTACCCTGGCAGGCGATCAGACTTCAACGTTTACCGCTGGCCTGCGCCTGCAAATCGTTGACGGCATCGGCACCAAATACGCCACGGTAAACACTGCCGCCTATAACGGCACCACGCTTACCACAGTTACGACGATCAACGATGGCGGACTGACGCTGCAAAATCCGCTGTCTGCCGTTTCTTATGGGTTGCTGTCGGCTACCAATATCTCGATTCCGCGCTTTATTCAGGCGGGCACGAGCATTACTGTCAGCTACGATACGAGCGGCAGGCCGGTTATCAATAACAGCGCGCCGAACGTTGTTTTGCGCAATTACATCGCCGGTCTTACCATGTCTACGGCGGGTAGTTCTGGAACGATGACGATTGCCGCAGGAACTGCCACGGATAGCACCAATGCCGCCTATATGACCTTGGCGGCATCCATTGCCAAAACAACCTCATCCTGGGCAGTCGGAAGCGCGCAGGGCGGTCTGGATACGGGCGCAATCGCCAATTCGACCTGGTATCATTTCTACGAAATCAATCGCCCCGATACGAATGTCACGGACGTTATTTTCAGCCTGTCGGCATCGGCTCCTGCATTGCCAGCGAATTACACCATCTACCGGCGCATCGGATCAGGCAAAACGGATGCTTCGGCGCACTGGATTCTATTCGCGCAAAATGGCGATGAGTTTACTTGGGACGTTCCTGTAAATGACGTGAACGTCAGCAATCCGGGTACTTCGGCGGTCACTCGCACGGTGACTGTTCCGACTGGAATCACAGTATTTGCCAGATGCGTATTCAATGAGCAAAACGCTACATCATCGGCTCAGAATCATCTGTATACGGCGCTCTCCCAAACCGATACCACGCCGACCTCAACCCTATTCGATTTGCGGACCAATAGCGCCGCGCAGGTTTCTACGACGATACAAAAAAGCGTATTAACCAATACATCCGCGCAATTCCGCACGCGCCAGGATGCAAGCGGGGCAAGCGATGCATTTATCATTACCACTCTAGGCTGGATTGACTCACGCGGCAAGAACCAATAGGGAATTATGCGATGAAAAAACTTCTGTGTCTTTTTTTGCTGCTGTGCGGACATGCTTATGGGCAGGCGGTTTCGCAGCCATTTCAGCCGCTTGCAGGGACTTCTACAAAGTCTATTGCAGTCACTGCATCAGCGCAGGCGCTAACGTGCGATTCGCTTACTACGGGAAGCACGAATAGCTATCGATTCGAGGTGCGGGATACGACTACCGGCACTGGCGGGCCTCCTGTGACGATCAGTTTTGGCACTACGATAACCGCCGCGTCTGCTGCCGTTATCGGCACGAATATGGAAATGTTGCCGAATACGATTGAGGTATTCACGCTTCCGGCGCAATTGGCCGTTTCCGTGATCGCCT